ACACTTGTTGTTGGGTAAGCAGGATAAGTGACCACTGAAACATCTCCATCTGCAAGTGAAACCTCAGTGAGTGTGCGCTGAGAGCGATCTTCATTATATTTTTGACGAATCACGCGAAATGCAAAACTCATTTGGTCAACATCGCCGCGCTCAACTAACTTGTAAAGGTCACGGCCTTCAGTTGTATCTGCAATGATTGCATCCATATACAGGCCACGATCATCTTCAGTAAGGGTAAGAGTGCCGTTCTTTGTGCGAGCTAGTGGCAAGCCTTCGTGGTTGATAAGCAAACGCACATCAGGTGTTTCACTCAAGGTCTTACGAAACGCGCCAGGAGCAATTGTTTCAATAAATGGTAGGGGAACACTGGCTTCATTAAACACTGCGGCATATCCGCGAAGTGTCATCGTGCCATCTTCAGCCTGTCTTGCTTCAACATCGCGCACTGTAAATGTACGGCGTTCAATCTTTTTCATTTTGCTCCTTGAGTCGGCTTCAGCATCTAGTGCATCAATTTTGCGTTGCGCCCAATTTTGCGCTCTATCACTGAAATTGGAATCCCCGCCCCATAACAACCACGCAACTAAACCTGCGCCGGGATATTGGGCATCTGATGGATTACTGTTCTTTGGTGCTTGACCATCAACCTTATGACGGGCAAACCAAGGTGCCATTTTGCGAACCTTGTTCTCACTTACTCTACCTGCTGCCATCTCGCGTGCTTCACGCTTGGTGCCTTCAGTTAGGCCATCTCCCCCAAAACCATCTTTCAGATAATCTAAACCACGCTGAGCATTTTCACGAATGAAAGCAGGAACACTTAAATCAACTGCTCGAACTTCCCCGCCCGGTTCCATATCTTCAGAAATTGAAATTGCAACCATCTGATCTATTGCATCTTGTTTGTTATCGTGGCAAGCAATGGTTGTATAAGAACCATCTGATTCTTCTTTGACAGTTGCCCATCCTGAACAATCTGCTTGCTTATCGCTAACAAAGTATGGCATTACTCAACCTCATAAACCGATGTTGGGTCGGCAGGGTCAATAGTTGAAATCTGTTGCAATTGGCTAGATGGAACGCCTGTGTGTTTCATATCAGGCAAGCCAACTGCCTGTGTAACTGCTGCAGGGTCAAAGCCAACTTGAATAAGGCTTGCAGCAATTTCTGTACGCAACTTGAGGCCAACATCTTTAGCATCTGAAGCATCAATGTTTTGCAATGGAACGCGGTATTGGTCTCCATCTTCAATTGGTGACATATCTTCATAAGCGTGAACATCATTGAGTGAAAGGAAACCTTCACGCAATCCCTTTGTGTAGGCATCGTAGCGTTCATTTGTTGTGCCGCGCAGTAGTGCATCCAAGTTAAATCGAATGAAACCATCAGACTCAGGCAACAATGTTGATAGTGATTGCTCAATTCGCTCCAAGATTGGGCGCAATGAATACTGAACAAATGAAAGATTCTGAGCTTCAACTGATGCAAATGACATTGCACCCGCTACAGGATGGCCAAGAAGCGCTAATGGAACGCGGTAAATGCGGGCAATTTCTTCCACACTGAAGCGCCTTGTGTCTAGCAACTGCGCATCTTGGGCGTTAATTGTTAATGGTGAGAATGAAGCGCCACCTGAAAGAATACCGATCTTGCCTGCGCGATATGGCCCTGTGTGGCTGATGTTCCAATCACGGCCAATATCACTTGCCTGCTCTTGTGTTAGTTCACCGGGAACTGAGATTACACCGCCAGGGTTGGCAGCGTTACCAAAGTATGAGGCGGCGTAAGTATCGGCTGCCATCGCTGCGCCAAGTGTTGTGCGGCAAGCAGCAATTGGGCTTAGGCCGTAGCGCTCACCGGGAAGGCGAAAATCAGGAATGTGCAAAAGTTCTTTATCTGATAGGCGTTGCTCATACACGCCTTGTGAGTCTTTGATCTTTACATAATAAACAAGTGGCTCACCTGGCGCAAGGCGCTCAATGCGAATGTGGCGCGGGTCAATCACATACAGTTCTTGAACATCACCCATATCATCACGCACTGTGAGGATGTAAGCATTGCCTTCAAGTTTGAATGAAGTAACAATTTGCTCATAGAACTCAAGGCGTGTGGTTTCAGGGTTTGGCTTGGCTACCCAAGCAGGTTGATCTCCATAAACGGTTGCATAAGGCAAACGGGCGCGACCACGGCGAACATAAGCGCCAACAGGCAATGATGAAACTGTGTCTGACAAAAGGCGCACGCAAGAATAAACAGTGGACATACGAATTGCGGATTCAGGGTCAACAATTACACCTGCAAGGCTTTCAAATGCAGGACGGCCAGGAATCAGTGGTTCAATGTATTGATTATTTGCAGCACGCTTATTGCTTGCCCCTGCCAAACGCTTAGATAAACTCATTAGTTAGCCTTTTCTGTAACCCATACTAGAAACACACCTGAAACAACAAGAGCTAATGGAACTGAAATCATTGCAAGGCCGACTGCTGCAAGGGTTGCACCTACAACTTCAATCACAATTGATAGATCAATTTTCTTCATTTTGCTCCCTATACCTGAATTGAAAAGAATCTTGCAACGGGCGGTGTTGGTTCTGCGGGCTGAGTCGCTCGATCATAACCAAAGATTGATGCAACTGCTGCATCCACTTTACGCCTGCTGCTTGCCTTGGCAACCATAACACCACGGCTTGATTGTTTCGTTACACAGTTGGCAACGTGTCGCGCAAGTCTTTCGTCTCCATCGTGGGTGAAAGATTCGTTGACAACGGCTTCATAAAACTTTTGTGTTGCGGGTACCATATTTGCAGCACTGTTGGGGTAACTAACAACTGGCAAGCCTTCTTCATCAAGAACCATAAAAGTTCGCTGCCATCGTGCGGGGTCGAATACAATTTCTTTAACGTTGAATCTTTCATCTCTGAATGTGTCAACAATTGTTTGTTCGACTTCGGCAACGGGAATGTGCCAACCTTGTTCTGCATCGTCAGGGCGCTCCCATAATCCAACCACCATTAGATGCGGCTTTTCCCCACCCAATAACCAAGCAACTAGCGCAGTTGAGTCATTTGAAAAGGCACCGTCAAATGCCAAAATAACTTCTTCGCCAGGTTCAGGAAATCTATCTTTATCAACCAAGGCTTCCCACGCGCCCGTTGGCAACCACGCAACTGAGGTGCTTACAAAACAATTGAGGCGCTTAGTTCTAAATTCTGCTTCAGGCGTTCTAAGAACCGCCGATTGCATTTCTTCAGCATCAAGCAAATCCGAAAACCCTGGGTTAGCTTCTTGCCAAAGTGATTCGTCACGATGATCACCTTCAGGTGCAGTTGGTTCCCACCAAGTAAAGAAAAACGATGGGTCTTTTTTCTCACCCTTAACAATCTGCTGCCCATATTGATAAAGCGAATAACAAAGTGAATCTTGGCCGTTGCTCTGTGTCTTAACACCTGCAGTAGTGATGCCAAGGAGAAGTGAATCAGCTCTGGCACCACCTGCAAGAGAAAGCACATTCCACAATTCCCAACTTGGTTGGGCGTGGACTTCATCAAAAATAACAAGCGGGGAAGGGTTCAAGCCTTCTTTTGAATATGCCTCTGCAGAAAGTACGCGGTACACACTGCCTTTATCTTTGAACTCTATTGCATCTCGGTACAGTGTGAACATTGACGATAATTCTTCATCTAGCTCAATCATTCGTTTTGCCGTACCAAAAACAATTCTTGCTTGGTCACGATCTGCGGCGCAGGAATAGATTTCTGAACCGTTGCCACCAAGTGTTAAACCTGCAAGGCCCATTGATGCTGCCAACGCAGACTTACCATTTTTGCGAGCCATACCAACCAAGGCGGTGCGGTGTCTAAATCTGCCATCTTCACGGCGGGCAAGAACGTGCTTCAATAATTCTTTTTGCCATCCGCGCAGTTCAAGCAACTTGCCTGCAGGGGATGCCACTGAATCTTTTGTAACGCGACAAACTGCCTCTGCAAAGTTTGCATACAGTTCGCCATCGCCACGCTCTTGATCTTCAATTGGCACCGGCGTTAACCAACGCGGTGGCCATCCTTGAACATCAGCCATTCTTCTTTTGCTGCTCTAACAACTGAGCCAACTTACCCTTTGTTGTTACTTCAGCAACCCCCAACTTACTGCGATCAATTGGCGTGAGGCCAAGCAATGAAAGCAGTTTTACAATGTCACCTTCAACGGTGTTCAACATTCCAAATAGCGGGTTGGCGTAGGCATAACCCTTGTCTGTGTAAAGAACATAATCAGATGCGGCTAGTTTC